ATATACATGGATGAATTATCATTCTTAGACCCAAGTATTGCTAAGGCTTTTTACACATCATTATCACCAACGTTGTCAACAGGTGGTAAATGTATTATAACTTCTACCCCAAATACAGACGAAGATCAATTTGCTTCAATTTGGTTTGATGCAAACAAACAAGTAGATGCTCAAGGTAATGAAAGAATATTGGGCAAGAATGGATTTAGACCATTTAAGGCAATATGGAGTGCTCATCCAGATAGAGACGAGAATTGGGCCAACGAACAATTATCAGATTTAGGCGAAGAAAGATTTGCTCGGGAACATTTGTGCGAATTCATTACCTTTGAAGAAACATTAATTAATCCAGTAAAATTATCACAACTTGAAGCATTAAGCCCAATATACAAAACAGGCCAAGTTAGATGGTATAAAGAATTAAATGCCGAAAGTACATATGTTGTAGGATTAGATCCATCTATGGGAACCGGTGGTGATAATTCGGCAATTCAAGTCCTAGAACTGCCGAGCATGATTCAGGTCGGTGAATGGTGTAATAATAAATCTACAATCGAAGAACAGGTTAGGACAATGAAGGATATTCTAATATTAATCCATAATAAGGTGCCGCCCGCAGAAATATATTGGTCAGTTGAAAGTAACACATTAGGTGAAGCAGCATTGGTTGTAATCCGAGACACAGGTGAAGAAAATTTCTATGGTACAATGTTACACGATCCAAAGAATAAAATGCAAGGCACAAGACGCCGTGGAGGTTTCGTTACAACAAATAGATCAAAATTAGAATGTTGTGCAAGAATGAAACATTTGATAGAATCTGGTAGATTAAAAATATCATCAAAAGGATTATTATCAGAATTAAAAGTCTTTGTGGCCAGGGCGAATTCATATGAAGCACGAGTGGGACAAACAGACGATTTAATAATGGCACTGATATTAGTTATACGAATGATCGAATTCGTAGCAACATGGGATGATTTAACTATGTCAGCGATAAACAGTAATATTTCGACAGATGAAGAAGATTTGCTAACTTCACCAATGCCAATATTGATATGAGATTAATAGAATTTACAACACAGTTACGTGAATCAACGGTTGAAATAAATCACGATTTATATGACGAAACAGAAAGATTAAATAATAGGTTAATGCGATCTACGTGGAAGAAGGTAGTAGCAAATGCGATAACTGAAATATTTAATTCAGCATATCCAGATGTAAAATTACGCATTAAAAACTCAAGTGACGGCATTTCAATATCAACAGGCACCGGAGAATATCAAAATAATCCGAATAATGAATTTATAGCAAATATTTTTGGGCCTGGAGCATGGATTGGTAATAATGATATAATTTATGTTGGGTTAAATTTTTATGACATTGACAGTGGAAAATACAAAGGTGTTGTACTGAAATTTCTATCCGTTGTTGTTCCTAAATTAGCAGCAATTGTTAACGGTTATCCATCTATAATGATTTTTGAAGCAGATGAGAGCGGTGAAGCATGGGGCCAAATTGCGAATAAATTAGGATGGCCATATATAGATGAAACGGACGCGCAATGAAATTAACTGAATTAATAATAGATGACTACGATGAATCAGAAGTGATTGACGCAATTGAAAATTGGAAAGAGCAAAAACATCCAAATTCACAAGTGCCAATTATATTGTCACCCCATTATGCAAAGAATTTCAAGATCGCTGATGCAAATGAAATTTATAGATGCTTAACAATAACAGATTCGGATAAGATACATAATGTAAAGGCATCAAACAGAATAATAGTATATACAGAAAGTATAAATTGCGCACATGGATTTCATTATGCATTAGATTCAACTCTGGATTATATTATAATAAAGAAAGAGTTTAGGCCAAATGATTTGGTGCTTAATTTCAGTGCATTCACAGGTTGGATGAGACAACTTAATGATAACGAACAAGAATTATGGATGCGACCCACAACCTATTATAGAACATTCGATGAATCTGAAATTGTATATGATAGTCGAAAAATTAGATAAATACGATTATGGTAGAAATAGAATCACTCTCAAATAAAATATTTTCGTTGCTAAAAGTCAATGGTCTAAAAATCAAAATCTTTGACACAGATGGAGCAGAAACAACTGATCCAAATGAAGGTCGCCGATTCTTTTCTATAAATCCGAATATTATGATTACTATCAATGAAGATGGTAATTCAATTGAATTTAATAAGGGTCTAAATACAGACGAAGAAGGTATGAAAATACTCCAAAACAATGTAAAACGCTTAGCCAACGAATTCATGATGAATACAAGCATTAAAGTATTCGGAAAAATGATAAAACCACGAGATTACTCATATCAAGTAAAAAACGGAGCAGCAATGAACGAGAACGCCTTAATTAAACCAGTTAACAATCTTTTACTTGGAAAAGTCGCAAATTTAATTGACTATGATGGTGCAATAACAGCGCGAGAAATAACTAGCCAATTAGGTACTGATTTAAATGAAGTTCAAAAGGTATTGAATAAATTAGTAATGGATGGTAAAATTAGAGTTAGTGCTGATCCAATGGGCCAACAAGTTTATTCAAAAGCAATGGAAGAGGCAATCGCAGAAGGATTAGGTGGTCTAACACTAACTGGTTTTGAAATGCAAATCCTAAAGGAAATCGCACGATCAGCATATATAACAGCAAGAACATTGTATGAATCATTTGCTAATACTCCCAAAGATGAATTTATTAGTACTCTAAAAGAATTATTTAGCAAAGGATTAGTGCAAAAAGATGACCAGTTGCAACTTTCATTATGTGACACCGGAAATCAAAAAATAGAAGAAATGATGTCATTTCCGATGCCCAAAGATATAAAAGTTGGCGATAGAGTTTCAGCACCTCTCGGTAGATTCGGTTCAGTTATGGGAACCGTTACGCAAATAGATGGCAGAGATCTAAAAATTGTTTCAGATAAGAATCAAGAACATTGGGTTGATTTATCACAGGTAGTAAAAGTACCAAATAGATCAGAAGAATCATTATCAGAGAGTATCAGCAGAATGTTTGGATCTAGAAAAACATCACACCAAATTTTGGAAAATGTAAGAATATTAGTTAAACACAATAAACCAGTAGATGAAAGTATTCGCGGCGCAAGAAGTCGCTCTATATCATCGATTTTTCTAGAATGTAATGGAGAAAGATTTAGATTTGCGCACAATAACCTGTCAGGCGCAAGAGCAATGGCACAGCATTTAGCACACGGTGGATCTATGGGCGACAAAACAGGCGCATATATTTCTGAGACAGTTGGTAACATGCTAAAACTACAATCATTCAATAGATATATTGCAACAAATAAACTAGTAAATGAAAGTAGCAATGGTATTGTAGATACAATCAAAGAAAATATTGACACGATCAAATTAGAATTAAAGAAATTAACAAGTGCAAGAACGTACGAATCCGTTAAAGCAAGAATAGAAACATTTGAGCGAGTACAATTAGACGAAGGTGATACAGATCAGTTAAAAGACTTGTTTACAATTCGTAGATTTGATGAAAAATTTGAAGAAGTATTACCAATAGTAAAACAATTAGTGCAAGAAAAAGATACGTATCACAAAAGAATAGAAGAAGCAGCCAATACAACCGTTACCTTGCGTAGAATTAAAAATGTAAATGCACCAATTTTAGAATTTTCTAGTGATAACGCGAGGATTGGATATAAATTAAATGAGTTTGCACTTAGAATAATTGAGAACCAAGAATTATCAGAATTTATTAATAAGATAAGCTCAAAGTTATGTAAAGAAAGTATATTAAACGAATTTGAGAAAGTTATTTTAGGTAGAGTATTTGAAAATGCAAAATTTGAAACACTGACAAAAACTGAAAAAGTAGATGAAAGTTTAGAGATTTTCTTTGATAAGTATAATACAAGTTTCAAGGCGAAACTCTTGCATATCAGTTAGAGTTTCGCTACAATAGTGAATAGAAACTTACATCGCGAAACGACTTAACCAGATCGGAGTAGGATTCACTGCAAATAAACTGGTTTTATTTAAATTAAAAAGGAAGTATTATGTCAAAGACAATGGAAGAAATTCGCAGAAAATTATTAGAGTTAGATAGTCGTAAATCAAAGTCATCATCAAATGACAAGGGAACATATGCACACTGGAATACACCAGTCGGAGGCACATCAGTTCTAAGATTCCTACAAGATTCAAATCCAGACAATGCATTTTTCTGGGTAGAAAAAACAGTAATTAAATTACCATTTGCAGGTATTAGAGGACACGACGAACACAAACAAATTTTTGTTCAAGTACCATGTATGGAAATGTTTGATGGATATGGTTCATGCCCAATAACAACAGAAATTAATCCAATGTGGAAAGATGACTCACTAAAACCAATCGCAAAAAAATATTGGAGAAAGAAGAGTTATTTGATGCACGGATTTGTTCAAGCAGATGGAACAAAGGAAGAAGAAACTCCAGAGAATCCAATTAGAAAATTCTTAGTAACAGGAAGTTTATTTCCGATTATCAAAGCAGGATTGCTTGATCCAGAAATGAAGAATGCTCCAACAGATTATCTAAATGGTTCTAATTTTAATGTTTTAAAGACTCGTAAGGGTGATTATGACGATTATAGTACATCAAAGTGGGCACGATCAGAATCCAGTTTAAATGAGGCACAATTAGCAGCAATTGAACAATATAGCATTCCAGATTTAGCATCTTATTTGCCAAAGCGTCCAACACCTGAACAATTAGGCAAGATATTTGAAATGTTTGAATCATCACTTGATGGCGAACTATACGATCCAGAACGTTTTGCAAAATATTACAAACCATTTGGATTCGACAGTGGCACTGATAAGGAATCAGAAACTGATTCATATGTTCCATCTAAAGTAAGTGTCCCTGTAACAAGAACAGTTCAAGAACCAAAAGTTGAAACTGTAGTGTCAGCGCCGCTAGTAGCACAAGTTGAAGAAACTGCTACCTTAGTAGCACCAGCAACATCCTCAACTGGCAAGACTCCACAAGAAATTCTTGCAATGATAAGAGCAAGAAACTCACAATAATATTGTAAAACGATAACGGCAGCAATGCCGTTATCTACAACCACCACGAAAATTTAAGGAAGAATATGAGACCAATGGATATATCAAAATTTAGAAAGAGCATAACAAAAAACATCACCGGCATGAGTGTCGGATTTCATGATCCCGATACATGGATTAGTACAGGATCTTATGGGTTAAATTTTTTGCTATCGGGTGATTTCTATAAAGGCATCCCTTTAGGAAAAGTAACAATTTTAGCTGGCGAATCCGGCGCCGGAAAATCATTTATTGCATCTGGTAACGTTGTTAAGAATGCACAAGAAATGGGTATTTTTGTAGTCTTAATTGATTCAGAAAATGCATTAGATGAATCGTGGCTTAAAGCATTAGGGGTAGACACATCACCTGAGAAATTGCTTAAATTAAATATGGCTATGATTGATGATGCAGCAAAAGTAATATCTGAATTTGTGAAAGAATACAAAAAGGATTATGACGAGGTTTTAATTGAAGATCGCCCAAAGATTTTATTTGTAATTGACAGTTTAGGTATGATGCTTACCGCAACAAATGTAAATCAATTTGAAGCCGGCGATATGAAAGGTGATATGGGTAGTAAGCCAAAGCAACTCAAAGCACTCATAACAAATTGTGTGAATATGTTTGGTCAATATAATATTGGATTGGTTGCAACCCAACATACATACCAGGCACAAGGCATGTTTGAATTCGATGATATTATCTCAGGTGGTGGTGGTCAAATCTTTGCTGCATCTATGGTCATAGCAATGAAAAAACTGAAACTAAAAGAAGATGAGAATGGCGTCAAAGTAACAGAAGTGCTCGGTATTAGATCAGTCTGTAAAGTTATGAAGAGTCGCTATTCTAAACCGTTTGAGTCAATTAAACTAAATATCCCGTATGATACAGGTTTAGA